TCCGCATCGGATAGGATGACGCCATGAACGCCAGCATGACCGCTCCGATGCCGCCGGCCCCCGGCAACCCCGACGAGGCGCGCCGCGTCGAGCACACGCGACACCGATACGCCATGATGGAGGGGCGGTGGCAACCGATCCTTGAGAGCTACATGGAGACGCAGCTGGGCAGCGTCCGGCGCGCGGCCATGGGCCTCGTGGATATCTCGTACTGTGCGCTCCGGACCACGTCCTACGAGCTCGCGACGCTCTACGACGCCGAGCCCGACGTGAAGCACAACCAGCTCGCGTCGCCCAACATCGACCGGCTCGTCGGCTCGGCAGGCAGCATCGCGCGCTCCGGCCTCTGGTCGCAGATGTCGCGCTTCCAGGCCTACACGCTCGCGCTCCGTGAAATGTGGATGCGCGCGGATGTCGAGGACGGGCGCCTCGTCTACCGGCCCGTTCCTCCGCACATGACGATGGCCGAGGCCGATCCGGCGCGCCCGAACGTGCCCACGCTGTTCGGCGAGCTCCGGCTGCGTCAGGTCGACGCGCAGCTCCTCTGGACGTTCGAGGTCTGGGACATTCGCAACCTCGCGAACCCTACCTACCGGGTCGTCGAGGCGCTGGACGGCTGGAAGTTCGGGCGCGACCTGACGCGCCTTGTGCATGGCGCGACCTACGACGGCGCCAACTACCCGGCGTCCTGGCGCCGCGCGAACGGGACGCCGATCATCCCGGCGATCCTCTACCACGCGTCCACGTACGGCGATCGGCTCTTCGATCCGTTCGCGAACATCGAGCTTTACACCGGCTCTCTCCAGCTCGGGCTGTTCTACAGCTACCTTGCCCACTGCATCCGCGACGCCAGCTACCCGCAACGGTACGCCGTCGGCGTTCGTGTCGCCGGCATGGACGCGTCGGATCTCGGGAGCCGCGCCGCGCGCTCCGAGGTGACGACGGACCCGACCACGATCCTGATGCTCGATCCCATCGCGGAGACGAGCCAGCCCATGATGGGGCAGTACCAGGCCGGCGCCGATGTCGAGAAGCTCGAGGCGGTGATTGCTGCGGTGGCGCACCGGCTCGCGACCGACGCCGGCCTCGCGCCGTCGGAGCTCCAACGCACGTCCGGCTCCGCGCGCTCGGGCTACGCCATCTCGCTCTCCCAGGAGGGCAAGCGCCAAGCGCAACGTAGGTACATCATGCAGTTCCGCGCCTCTGACGAGGCGCTCGTCGGCTTGTCGGCGGTGCTCTACAACCGCTGGAGCGAGATCAACACCGAGCCGACGAACTACCCCGAGGGCGGCTACTCCGTGATCTACCGTGAGATCCCGCTTTCGCCGCAAGAGATGGAGGCGCGGCGAAAGCACGTCCTCGAGATGCTCGCCGCCGGGCTCATGTCCGAGGTGGACGCGCTGCGGTTCTTCGGCTCGCTGTCTGAACAGGACGCTATCGCCCAGCTCGCCGCGATTCGCACCATGCGAGCAGAGACGCCGCCGACGCCGCCGCCGGAAGGAGGAACGACGCCAACGCCGACGGCGCCCGGCAACGACGTATCCCACGCCGAGGCCATGGCTGAAGCGGTCGACGAGCTGGTAGCCTCGGAAGAGGCCGTCGCTTTGCTCCTCGAAGCGGCGACCGGCGACCAGGCCGACACGCTACGCGACCTGCTCGCCAGCATCCGCGAGGCCCGCGGCTACCTGACGGGCGCTCCTGTCGAGGCCGCCGAGTAGTGCCGCTCGACTTGCGCCCGCCGGCCACGGTCGCCGCCGCCGCGCGTCGCGGCCTCGAGCTGCGTCGCGAGTTCGGGCGCGGCGGGACGGTCGTAGGTGTCGCGCGAGCGCGTGACCTCTCCAACCGGCGCACGCTCTCGATCGACACCGTCCGCCGCATGGCGTCGTTCCTCGCGCGTCACGCCGTCGACCTCGAGGCGCCCGCGGCGAAGCCGGGCCACCCTGACTACCCGAGCCCCGGCCGTATCGCGTGGCTGCTCTGGGGCGGCGACGCCGGGCGCCGATGGGCGAACAAGATTCTAAAGCAAAAAGCTCGGCTTCAAGCCGAAACGAAGGGGTAAGCATGAGCGATGAAGTCATCACGGAAACCACGGACCAGGGCGCGGCCTCCGCGCGGATTCGCCAGCTTGTCGCGCGCGTAAAGGAGCTCGAGGGACGTGTCGGCGAGCTGGAGCCCGTCGCGGCCCAGGCCGAGAAGTGGCGCGCGCAAGTCGACGAGGTCAAGGCGGCGAGCAAGGCCGAGCGAGAGGCGCTGCGCGTGGAGCGCGAGATCGCCGCAGCCGGCATCACGGACGCCGAGGGCATGGAGTACGTGCAGCACGCGTACTCCAAGCTCGCCGCCGAGGGGCGGCCTCCGCTGTCGGAGTGGCTGGCGGTCCCTGACGCGCTCCCTAAGGCCGTTCGCGCGTACCTCCCGGCCTCTACCCCTGCCGCGCCCGCGCCGACGACCACGGCCGCGCCAGCGGCGCCGGTAGTGCCCTCGCCGCGCACGTCGACGGGCACGATTCCCCAGGCGCCGAGCGAACCGCGGGCATGGAGCGCCGAGGCCATCGCGCGGCTGTCGCCCGCGGACTTCCGCGCGAACCGCGAGGCCATCATGGCGGCGCTCCGCACGGGTTGACAGTTTGTCGCGGAGGACGTAGGGTGGACGTGCGGGGTTAGCGCCCCGCACGCGCACGGGGTCGAGCTCCCGTAAAAAAGCGAAAGGCGCGGGAACCCTCCAATCTGTCAGGAGGCCCCCGTGGCCAACGAAGTTTACTTTTCCGGTCTGTCCGGCAACGCCCGCGTTGCCGCGATCCTCAACCAGTTCGTCGTCACCAAGCTGACGGACACCGCGTCGCTCGTCAATCACCCGAGCATCACCCAGCTCCGTTCTATGAACGGCTCCGGGTCCACCGTCGTGCAGGTGCCGGTCGTGAGCTGGGGCGCGAACGCCATGGCGTCCGTGGCCGAGAACTCCACGGTGTCGAACACCGCGCTCACCACGACGAACGCCAACGTGACCATCGCTCGTCAGGCGCTCCGTCGCCAGATCAGCGACCTTGCGCAGCTCACCTCGGCGGGCATCGCGCTCGACGTGACGCTCGAGAACATCGCGGCCGACATGGTCCTCGCGTACAACAAGCGCGTGACTGCGATGCTCGGCGATCTGGCGTCTGGCTTCTCGACCTCGGTCGGCTCCACGGGCGTTGACCTCACGGTCGCGAACTTCTACGCCGCGATTTTTCAGCTCCAGCTCAACAGCGCGGACGGCATGTTCACGGCCATCCTGCACCCGCAGCAGATCAACGACCTCATCTCCTCGCTGCGCTCCGAGACCGGCCCCGGCCAGTACCTTGCGACGAGCCAGGATCAGGTCCAGGCGAAGGGCCCCGGCTTCCGCGGAAACCTGTTCGGCGTAGACGTGTTTTCCTCGGCGAACGGCATCAATACCGCCAACGCGGGCGCCGATCGCCTCGGCATGATGATCGCCCCCGGCGCGATCGGCGTGGCGACCGCGACCGCTGCCCCGATCCTCGGCGGGGCGACCATCGCGTCGCAGTCGCCCATCCTCGTAGAGATTGAGAGGGACGCCAGTTCGGGGAGTTCCATCGTTGTTGGCTCCGCATTCGTTGGCGTCGCCGAGCTGGACGACCTCCGCGGCGTCGGCATCCTCTCCGACGCCTGATCCTCTCAGACACGCACGCGCCCGCGTCGGTGGTTACCCTACCTGCGCGGGCGCATCTGAGTCTGCGACACAAAGGAGCGACGATGGCAGCGACATTTGGAACGAGTGGAACGGGACAGTTCGAGGGCCGCGCGGCGAGTCGCCCGCAGGCGATGCGCGAGCTCGTGCGTCTCGAGCCCTCTCCGACCTTCTGGTTTCTGCACCATCCTGCGAAGTGGACCTATCGCGCTGGCGAGTGGCTCCCGATGCTTTCGACGCTGCGCGCTGACCCGGGCGTCGCCAACGTGGATAAGGACGGAAACACCGACGCCGCCGAAGTCGCGAAGCGCCGTCGAGGCTGGACCGTCATTCCGTGGGAAGCGGAGGCTGGCGGCTACGTCGTCGCCTACGACGGCGTCGCGGGCACGGTCCACATGTCGAAGTGGGAATTGCCCAAGGTCGTTGCCGGGCAGACGCGCATCGAGAGCGACGAGGAGGGCTATTGGGCCTTCTGCCGCCGCCTCGTGGTGGACGGATACATCGAGCTTCCGGATGCGGACTTTATTGATCTCCAGATCGAGCGCCAGGAGAAGAAGGTCGGCGAGTGGCGCGAGAAGGCGCCGAGCTCGCCCTACCACCGTGACGCTCTCGCCAA